CAATGCCTGTAGAAACAGCTTAAAATCGCCCTGAAGGGCTTTTAAAGTGTCATTCATACGAATGTGTATAGATTATGAATAGAAGTTCTTCAAGTACCGTTGAAGCCTATTCTTGCCTTTTTTCTTATTGTTTCCTGTAGGTGCTTGTAGACGAGCGATATCTAAACCTGTATTACTTAGATCTAATGCAGCTGATGCGCCATCTCCGATAACAGGTATCCAGCCAATAGCTCCACTTAAGGCAGCTATACCAGCTTGGTCCCATCTACCACGCTTTAGGTAATCCCAAGCTTCTTTGCTAGACAACAGTACGTCTAATCCTGGAATCAACTTAGCTGCGGATTTAGTACCTCTTTCAGCTACTAATTTAGTTATCTGTTGAGCTACTCTTTTTTGTACTTGTTTATTCTGTAGAGCTTTAGAAGTTCCATAGGTTGCTACACCTATACCAGCTCCTACATAATTACCTGTACCAATGTTTAAACCTATGTTTGCTAGTTGGTCTACATCTCTGAGCTTACCTAGACCAGAATAGTTTTTAACGTTTTCCATTCCTCTGAGAAATCCGTTTTTACCATTCTTGCCGTTAACAGCTATGCCGTTGCCGTTCTTGCCGTTTATGCCATTACCATTTCCATTACCGTTACCATTTAAAGGTTTAGGTATGAAATCAACTTCATAAGTTTCTAAAGAATTTTGAACAAGATCAGATATTGTGTTTAGTTTATTAGTTCTCTTATTAACAACTCCTAAGATTTGTTGTGAGGGAGTTTGCCTTACTTTTTTAACTACTTTACCGTCAACTATTTCAAAATCTGACTGCAATTTACCTTCTGGTATTTCTTGCTGATCTAATTCGTATTTACGTAGATTTTTAGAAATTTCAGCAGTTGCTTCAGTTTCTTCCGCAGCTGCCCTAACAACTTGCGAACCTTTTAACTCATAACCTTTAGGCAACAAGTTTGGGTCCATTCCTTGTTGTCTTAAATGCCAATCTGTAAATGACTGCATCCAAGATTCTGGTATACCTAATTGTCTGGCTAAATTTCTATTAGCACTAAAAGGTGTTGAACCTTTAGCTCTATTTGCACTACTAGGTTCAGGTGCTGCATTGATACCAACATTAGGTCCATCTAATTTAGATGGGATAAAATGACCTATATCAAAACTTAAACCAGAATTAGCCTTTATAGCTCTATTCCTTTCACCAATTGCATTCCAACTGGCTCTCATTTCTTTAGCCCATCTATCACCTAAACCAGGTTCTAAACTATTAGCATAATCAATAACTCTTTTAGATACTTTGTCTTGAAAATATCTACGGTCAAAGGATAACTTACCCCTATCATTAACTTTAATTGGAAGACCCTTCCATCTCATTTTAGAGATTTGATCCATTATTTCAGGATTAGCTTTTTGTGCAGGGGTTAGCTTTGATATAGCTTCTTTCTGCACTATCTTAGATAAAAGTTCTTGCCTATATTTATTAAAAAAAGCAATTCTAAATCCTTTATCGTTTCTTACACTAGGATCTTCTTTAGCAATTTTATTCCAGATTGCATATAGCTGTTTCTGTAAGTGGTTTTTTAATTGTTCAGCACTTTTAAACTTTTTAGGAATTAATCCTTGTTTTCTATATTCTTTAAATAAAAATTCTAAATGTTCTGATTTATTTAAGTTGGTAGCTAATAAAGGTATATCTTTTCTTATCTTTGATCCGGCTATAGTATCTTCTTGAAAACCTTTCTGGATTTTCTCATATACCTTCTGTTTTTCGCGTGACATAAAAAAAGCACCCTTGCGGGTGCGGATATATTGCTTGAGTGGATAAGTTACGCAGCGATGTGGTCGCTTATGGTTTTTTCTCTATGTGGATCGTGTCCAAATTTAGCTCTCATCCAGTGGAGCCAGTTTCTACTACCTTTATCCTGATTGCACTTTTGACAGGCACATACGACATTGGTCGTAAGATCTTGTCCACCTTTTGAACGAGGTTGGACATGATCGAGTGTAAGTTCGTGTAATTCATAATTTTCTCCGCAATAAACACATTGACAATTGAAGTGCTCTTTAATAGCTCTTCTCCAGAGCCGTTTAGAATCTGAACTTGTCATGGTTATTAAATTGTGTAAGTAATGTTTTGGACTAGGTAATAGAGGGGTCATTTACGTATTTTGAGTCTGCTTTTTCGATTAACTGATGGGCTTTGGAGTCTGCCTTTGGTTGTACTTCCCTTGTAGTGGGCTGCATCTTTACCATCGCCATTTCCGTATGTACCAAGTTTCCGATTAAGTCTGTTCGCATTAACACGTATCTTTAATCCCTTCTTTGTTTTGTTATAAGCTTTTTGTTGGCTCTTATAATTGCCGTTAGCGTATTTAGCTCCGCCTGCCATACATCCTCTCCTTTACTAATTCGGGATCTATTTGTGGCATAACTTTCGCCAACTTATCTAATGGGTTGCCATCGTATGCAACACCCGTAATATCGTTTGACTTCAGCCAATCACAGGCTGCTTTTAAGTCTTGAGTAGTAGCTTCACCACTCTTGACTCTTGATAAAAACTCGTTTGTGACCAACTGATGTAGTTCGCTGAACTGTTCTTCAGTTGCTTTTTTCATTTGTTAAAGTCCTAAGCCTTTTTTGACAATGGCTAGTGCCTTGTCGTCCAATTCGTTATCACTTTGCTCTACAAGTTTCTCCAATAATTCCACGACAAAAGTCTTGAATTTTGGTGAACGGAGTGCACTAAGCACGAATGGTTTAACGATTGCTAACATCTTTCTTTAGTAATGATTGAATAGGTACTACATCGGAACAAAGGTGATAAACCCTAGATCCAGGCAGTAGAGTGAAGCCTTTTTGCTGGAGTTCTGCACATTTAAGTGCTCTTACAAGTTCAAAGTCCAGCTTGTTTTTATTAATCTGACTTTCTGCCATGCGTTCGCATTGCTTTGTCAAATCTCTATTTAATGGAACTGAGAAATTAATTTGAAATCCCCAGTTCTCTGATATGACGTAACCATCTTCTGTTTGTGGTTCCGTATCGTTGCCCATATAAAAAGGAGAAAAAGTCATCGTGCTTCCATTACACGAAATGTTATTACCGAAAGATTGACGACTTGGTGCTCCGTTATTTTGAAATTGGACAGCTTGATTCGTAACGTTTCCAGTCGCTGCTGCTACTGGGTTACTTGAATTATTGGTGTCTCCTTCAGCCAGTACTGGACTTACTGAGAGAATACAGAGAGCGAAGTAGTAGTAGAGTTTATGGTGTAATTGCGAGTGTAATCGCGCTGTTCTGTTATACCAGCTGCTCTTGTTGTTGTTTCTAGTGTCCACGGTAATGTTGTGTCAGTAACTGTGAATACTGCATCACCACCAGCTATACCAGCACTTGCTGATGCTGTGATATTTGATCCAGACCAAGTGTTTACGGCTGCACCGAACACCTGAACCTGTTCTGTCTCCACGATAGTTTGAGTTGTAGTAGTCGTAGAGTTCATACTCCCTGTTGTGAACTGGGGAGTGACAGTATTGGCTCTAGCTATGCTGGGTGATAACAGAGCTAAAAGCAGAATTAGTTTTTTCATGCTTTTGGTTTATCTTTATTTGCCATAGGGCATACTGGTGATTTGCCATTACCGTTTTTACCGGTAGTCAAACCAAAGGTTGCAAGTGCTCCAGTAAATACTGAAGCGACAAAAGTTATATCGCTATTCCCAGACTTTTTAACCATAGGTATATCAACATAATTCATTGTGATTATGAAACCAGACCAAACAACAACGCCCAGTCTTACAAGAGTTCCTAGAACTTCTAATTGATGCTCTTTCTCTTCACCTATGTCTTTTAATTTGCCGATTAAGCCTTTTGACTTTTCGGGCTTAGTTTCTTCCATGCTGTTTTAAGTATTGGTTTCATGGCTGTTACAACCCACTTAAAAGCTGCTGTTGCAGTCAGGGTTGCAGCTACGGAAACGACTGCGGTGGTAGAAGCCGTTATAAGTATTTCGTTTTCTGGTAAAGGTATATCAAAATCCAGGATTGGTATATTGACATTTCTTATACCTGTATCTACCTCATCTGTTTGTTCAGCTTGTACACCTTCCGGTTCTCGTAAGTCGCTAGGTGGGACGACTAACGGAACATAGAAAGGCACGTTTGCTGTTGGTAAAGGTATAGATATTGTTTCTATATTTTCTACGTTGGGGATGAGGATGCTTGGAATGTTTTCCATGATTCTTTCACCGCATCTGTCCAAACTGCATTACATACAGCACTAACCTCTGCTGGTTCTGCACTTATGTCTGAGTCTGGATGTAGTACATATCTTTCAAAAGATCTTGTTAATTCTTTGCCATCTTTTTTAATGACTGTTGCTTTTCGTACTTGTACGTTTTTATATTGACCGACAACTTCTATCTTGTCGTATTCTATTGATTCGCTTAATGCCATTAGGGTATATCTCCGATATAAACAGGTTTAGGCTTAGTTTTAAGACGTAGCTCGGTCTAGTTAGTCATATAAGTAACGTGTCCTTGAAAAATAATTCTACTAGCATTGGCTGTTACTGTATTGTCAATATCTTGGTTATATAAATACCATGTATTGGTATTATTATTTGTTCTAAGTGACTTACCATTAACACCCATAGCATAATCGCCATCAAAATATAATCTTCCCATAACCCATGTATTTGCCCAACCTATGGCAGAGTCATTATAGGTGTTAAAAGGAAAGCCAGTACAAGTCCATTGACCACTACCACCAGAAACATTATAGGCATCTAAATTGATAAAACAATAAACTAGCTTCCCAATTTTAATGTATCTACCTGACTGATTGTAAAACGAAGCTGATGGATTGCTCCCAGTTCTGCCCAATCCGACAGTAAAAGTTCCTTCTTCATAGTCATCTAAAGCGTTGGCTGCTGCGGTGTCTCCGTTAAAGGTTAAACCATTATTGGTAACTGTAGCTTTTACAGCACCACTAGCTCCTAACTTAATTCCTGATGAATTATAGGAAGTAATAAACATAGGTCT